ATGAACGCTGCTCTCTCATCACTTCACCTACCTATGATCGATTGGTGCTCGGTTGTTTTGAAGCTTCATCATGAACCTTTCCCAACCGGCAAAATATTGTCCGTTGACACTGATGGCTCAGTCGAGTGGGCAAGCGTTAAGCGACACATGGCTTATTCAGGAAACTTTCGATCAAGTATCCGGACCGTTTTAATCTTTTGGCTGCCGTTTCTTCTATTGCTTATGGCAGGGTGGTCCGCATCGATATTACAAAGTCAATTCAATTCGGGTCGATCAATCACGTTAGAGCTTACATCAAGCAGCTATCCACCTTCGCACACACCAGAAATGGACGCCCCCAACAGACTGGCTGGACACTCAATTTCAACATACGTAGCAGACGTTGGGGCCTATGCGTGTACTCGAAAGGAGACGAACTCAACAAGCGGAGCTTTTCTCCTGATTTTGATCATGCTGATTATATCACGAACTTTATTGCAAATACATACAGAGGGTAACCATGACTGAAACAATCGAAATAACAGCAGAAGTACTATCAGAGTTACCTAAGACAATACGTCACACTTACTTAGCATGGAAGTCTGGCATTAGCGTACAAGCCGAGATGTCAAAGACCTGTTATTACCGTCACCGTTCAGAGTTGATGAACGTCGGCGTTGACATATCTGTTCCATACGATGAAAAAGTTACAACAAACATTGTTCCGTTAAAGACAGTCATTGAGGCTGAACCGTTTTCAATCCCGCAGGAGGCGATAGATAAAGGCCTTTTGTATCAACATCAGCCAGTCAAATTGGTTGCAATTAAATAAATCACTCCGTGAGGTGAATCATGACTACAACAACAGAAACAAAATTAACTAAACCGGTCCAAAGCAAAGAAGTCGATCCTTTATCAATATTTGACACTCAAAAACAAGTTGAAGAGGTCGCTTACAAAGGAATATTTACAGTTGGCGCAGTAGAGACTTATGAATATCAAGGTAAATCTGGGCTTTCTGGTTTTGTACAAATATTGCAAAAACAGCGCGACGATTCAGCGGCACTAGAGTTGCTTCGTATCAAGGTGCCTGAAGAGAAATTTGGTTTTATCGACGAGCTAAACAAGAAATATCGATTTAAGCCAGTAACTTTGAATTGCGTAGTGTCTGAGGGTTACGGCGGCAAGTTCACACGTACATTGTCTTTGTCTCAACCATTCTTCAAAAGCGAATAAATGTCACACCCAAATTACATAGGCTGTGACGGTGATATTTCATACACCGCAAATGGATTATGGGTCAGATGCCGCATATCCGATGGAGTAGGTGAATACACTGAGCAACAGGTCAGTGATTTTTACTCTGGTTTTTTGTCCATTGATTCAGTGCAGGCATTGATGCCTCAAGTATTAATTTGTTTTGCAATCGCGTGGGGTTATCGAGAGCTTACCCGCATGATTGCCCTTAGATAAAAGCTCTCAAAATTTTAGGAAATTATTAACATGAAAAACTCCAACAAATCAAACCTCGTTCGCGCGGCTATCATTTCTTCACTAGTCGTTGCTGGTCCAGTTGCTGCACAAACTGATACAACTGCCGCTACTGCTGCACTTGCAGACGCTGCTGTTGCAATCGGTGTAATCGGCGCTGCAATCCTTACCACTAAAGGCGCAATGATCGTCTTCCCATGGGTTTTACGCATGATGGGCAAAAGCTAATAGCGTTTTAATTCGTTCAACAAGGCGGGGGGCTTTATGTTCCCCGTTTTCAATTCTAGGGGAAACAAATGTGTACAGAAGCAGACTTATTAATTTTCACTTACCTGATATCGTCATGGATTATGTTCTCGTGAAGCGTGCGGTATTATTTATCATTCTTGCTGCCATATCGTCTATATCTCATGCTCAACTACAGCCTTATTATGATGGCCCAAATTATGGCACTCCTCCTGTTGTAAATACTGGTAGCTCAGTTGTATCAGTGGCAGACCCTTATTGTGTTGACGTATTGTCAAGACATAATAATGGTGCACTTGCATTTGAAAGGAGCGACATCGGCGAAGAAGACTCAAATGTAACTCCCTTTACATGTATCGGAACGTTTGGCGGTAATGAATATGAGGTAGGAGGGGGAAATGCTGTTTATAAATTTTGTCCGCCTGCAACAGAAGGTCTTGAGGAATATCAGTTAGAAGGTTGTGAGTGTCGAGAAGAAGATTATTATTACTCTCAGTGGACAGGTAACGTTAACGCTCCTATACAAGGTTGTTTTTTCGATCCTCCGTGCCCAGAAACAGGCACAACACATCCATTGCAGTGTAATGGGTCAGTTGATCCAGATGCTGAACTAACAGCTAACATACCTACCAGCGCTTGCGTTTCAAATCCAAACGGCGGTTCAAATGGCTGCACCGTGATAAACGAGTTACATAATATTCAGTCTGTTTATTCTGGTAATAGCTGTGGAATTATAGGAAACACAATAAATTATGTTCCTTATCAATGTGGGCTTGAAGAAAATGAATCTGATGATGGTGAGGGTGGCGGAGGTGGCGAGGGTGATGGTGGCAATGATTCTGAAGATGATGGTGCTACAGGTGACAGTGATGACGGCTCAAACGGCGACGAAAATGATGGCGGTAGTTCTGAGGATGGCACTGATGAGGATCAAGGTGGAAGTGACGGTAGTGACGGTAGTGATGGTTCTAATGGTGGCGATGGTTCTGACGGTTCCGACGGTTCTGATGGTTCTGATGGTTCTGATGGCTCTGATGGCTCCGATGGTTCCGACGGTTCAGATGGATCAGACGGTACTACTGGTGGTGATGGCAGTGATGGTAGTGATGGGAATGATGGCTCCGATGGTTCCGATGGTTCTGATGGTGGTTCTGGTTCTGGCGACGGTGGATCGTCAGACGACGGATCTGGTAATGATGATGGTGGAGACTGTGACCCGGCGGTAGAAGATTGTACAAATGGTTCTGGCTCGTCATCCGACTGCGCTGCACGACCTGCATGCGATGGCGATCCAATTCAGTGCGCCCAATTAGATCAAATTTGGTATGCCCGTTGCGGTGGTTCTGTTTCAAGTCAGTTTGATTGTGGTGTAAATGGCACCGCTACAATTGAATGCGTTGGCGATCCTTTGGAGTGCGCTTCTCTCGAATTTCAAAAGGCTGAGTACTGTTTTTATAATGAAGACATAGACGCTGGTGGAAATAGCCTTGATGACAATTTAGCTGGTGATGATGGTTCGCTTTACAACAAGCCTGATGGATCAGGTGAGATAAGTTTAATTGATGCTGCTGATGGTTTAGATGAGTCTGGTTTGGGTTGGACTGCTTCTTGTCCAGCTCCTACTTCGGTTAGTGTATTAGGCGCAACAGTTGAATTTAGTTATGCGCCTTTGTGCAATTTTCTTTCTTGGTTTCGACATGTCGTTACTTTAATAGGTTTTATATGGGCATCATTTATATTGATGAGGGGCGTTTCTGGTGGGTAAATTATTATCAAAGTTACTTGGTAAGCATTTAAATAAAATTGTATTTAGAGTGCTTGCAGCAATGGGTATATCTACATTCGTTTTTGTCGGTGCTGATCAGCTAATGGATATATTGAAGGCAAGAATTACTAGTGCATCCAGTGGTGTAGCTTCTGATGTTGTTGGGCTTCTTGCTCTTGGCAATATAGATGTATTGATCGGTTTGGTATTGTCTGCTCATTTGGCTGTTTTTAGTATTCGCCAAGCGCAAAAGTTTTTGGGGCTCTCATAATGTTTGCAATATTTACTGGCGTACCTCATGCGGGAAAAACTCTTAATTTGATAAAATATGTTTGTGAGGATAGACAATTCCAAGATAGGCAAGTTTATCAGTACGGTATTAAAGGTTGCCGCGTACCAGGCTGGATTACATTAACAAAAGATCAATTTGAAAATTGGTATGAGTTCGTTCCAAATAATTCTGTGTTGGTATTAGACGAATGCCAAAAGTTCTGGCGTGTTGGTACAGCTACCAAAGATCTACCTCTACATTTAACCGAGATAGAAGAGCACCGCCACAAAGGCATTGATATAGTTGCGACATGTCAAGCAACTGCTCAGCTTCATACAATGGCTAAGGTTTTAGTTGGTATGCATCGTCATTACACTAGACCCCATGGCAAGGAGTCCTTTGTTAGTTATGAATATTCTACAGCTAAATCAAATCCAGATTCTGAAAGTCAGAAGAGGGATGCGATTAAAGTCTCAGGCCCTTATGATTCTAAATATTTTGATATGTATGATTCAGCGACTAGTCATACTATGGTTAATAGGTTTCCTTTAAAGTACAAAATCTATGCCGCTCTTGCTCTTTTATCATGCATTTCATTGATTGCGTTTGCTGTTTATCATTTGCGCGGCTTGTCTGATGTTGAGCCAGAGCAGCAAGAAGTGGCCTCTGCATCAGCTGGTTGGGATCATGTTGCCGGTTTAGGTCGTTCTAAAGCTAAACGTGATGAATTTACATCTGAGTATATTGTTGAGCAGATGACGCCTGTCATACCAAATAGGCCAGATACAGCGCCTATTTATTCAGCTCTTTGGGAAGCTAAAGATTATCCTCGACCTCAATGTGTTGAATGGGATTCTGGTCAGTCAGAAGGTTCATGTGTCTACATTTGA